CTGCTCCTGTTCGGAGGCCGCTTGTCCTGAGGCGTGCGCGGCGATTCCGGCGCCGGCAAGACTGGCGCCTCCAGCAATGATCGCGGGCACGACGGCTGCTGCTGGCATTGGTTTACTCTCCGAGTCCCCACATGAAAGCCGGGCCATTCAGCGGCACGCCACCATGTCGCTTGAGCAAGGCACCGACCATCGGCGTCTCGCCCGACGTATACAACTGCGTGGCCCCGATCTCGTTCATAACCTCGCGCGTGACCCGTCGCAGTTGCCGTCCAACGGCGCCGCGCTTCTGATGCGCGGCATCGATCCATAACCCTTCACCGTGCGCAACCGTGATGATCACGCACTGGCCGACGATGTGGCCGTCCTTGTCTTCCACGACGAGCACGCGACAGCAGCGCGGCTGCAAGTAGCCTTCAACCTCTCCGAGCGGCGTGCCCGCCAAGCGAGGCCACTCCGCCGGCGGGAGTTCGCGGGCCGTCATGACGCGAAGTTCAAGATCGCCTGCCGCGCGATCTCGACCGCCCAATGCGTCGCGTCGTCGTTGACGACGTGCACCTGGACCCCCGATCCCGCCGGCAAGAGCGGGAGCACCGTCAGGAGCGCCGTGCGGAGCGCGCGATCGGCGTCATCCTGCAAGGTCGCCGGATCGACGGCCTGCACCGCCGCCAGCACGTCACTGGTCTTGCCGATGGTGTTCCACGCAAACGCCATGTCACTGCCTCACGTAAAAGGGCGCGCCCACATGCGCCATGTCGATCGTGCCGACGCCGAGGTTCGGCACCGACAAGCCGGGAATCGAGAGGCCAGGTACCGACAGGCCGGGGACGGACAGCCCGGGTACCGACAACCCCGGAATCGAGAGGCCCGGAATCGAGAGGCCCGGAATCGTGTGCGTGTGCGTCTGCCCGGCAACGGTCGCCCCCGATCCGCTCTGCACGGTCACGGTGTTCGACGGCTGGCCGGTGAACGAGCCGGTGCCGGTCGTGCCGGTCCCCGTCGTTCCGGTCCCGGTGGTGCCGGTCCCGGTCGTCCCTGTGCCGGTCGTGCTCCCGCCGGTCGTCCCGGTCCCCGTGACGCCGGTCGCCGTGCTGCCACTCGCGGCGGTGATCGTGCTGCTGTAGCTCGCCGCGCTCTTGACGTAGGCCGCCGAGCCGTTCAGATTCGGCGTCGTCACGCTGGTCGTCGTCAACGTCGCCCCGGCCTGCAGGATCTTTACGCTCGATCCATCGCAGGCCGCCCAGCCCGTCCCCGGCGTGACCGCGAACGGCACGAAGTAGCCGCCCACCCCGTCCATGAAGATCCAGGCCGATCCCGTCCAGCAGACGAGATGCAGGTAATCCGTCACGAGCCCCACATAGCCGGCATCGGATGTCCCGAGCGTCGGCTGCTGCGCGAGCGTGAACAGGTTCACGCCCAGCGACTTATTCACGGCGATCTGAATCGTCGCGAGCTGGCTGGCGAGATTCTGGAAATTGAAATACCAGAGCCCGTTCCCCGGCAGCGTGCCCGTCCGCACGTCCGCGATCGGCGCGCGCGCCACCTGGTCCGAGAAGACAAACGTGCCGGTCGCCATCAGTTCAGCCCCGGCGTCACGTCCAGATACGCCGTCACGAGCGCCGTCGGCCCGTTCGCGTTCCCGGCAATTTCATACACGCGGTCTCGCGCCTGTCCCAGCTGCGTCCAGAAGACGCGCGTTTGGAAGTTCCCCGTGTCCCCGGTGGAGGCCCAGTGCTCGTTGCTCCACGTGTATGCTCCGTCGTTCGACCAGCGGAGCATGACCTCCTGCGCGGTCCCAACCTGCATGTTGATCTGGAGCCGGTGGTGCTGCGTCCGCTTCAGTTCGTCGGTGACGTGGGTCGCGCGTCGCATCCAGCGAATGACGTTCGATCCGAATTGATAGACCGTCGGATCTTCCTGGTAGATCGTGCCGTCGGTCAGCGAGCCGACCAGGTGCGTGGTCCCCCACGCATAGCAGTGACAGCGCCCGGGGTAGTTCGTATAGGCCGCCAGGCTGTTCGACCAGAGGCCCCGTTCGTGCCAGAGCTGCGTCGAGGCGTCATAGACCCACGTCGCTTGCGCGGTGGGGAAGTTGACCACCCAGTACGCGTGACCGTCCAGCTCGTAGCTGTAGCCGACGGCATCGCTCACGGTCGAGAACTGCCGCCAGGCGAGCTCCACCGCATACGTGCTCACCCGCTGCGGCGTGTAGCCGTTGGCGGTATAGGCGATCCGGTCGCCACGTTCGCTCTGACCGATCCAGTAGACCGAGTTCGCGAGTTGCACCGTCGCCCACGGCGCGGCGCAGCCCACTTCCAGAAACGCGCCCTGCAAGGGATCGAACGGAAACGTGTTCCCGGAGTCGTAGTAGATCAGCGACGTCTTCGACCCGAACAGCCACGCGGTCCGGTGGTCTTCGATCAGGCAGACGAAGTTGTCCGAGCCTTCCTCACGGGTCGCCACACCCGCCGACCCCGTGCTCCAGTTCGTCCCGTCCTCGAAATCGCAAATCTGAAACTTGATCGAGTTCGGCACGAGCGACAGGAAATAGCCGTCGATGAACGCCCCCATCGACGTCCCGAGAAAGCTGCTGTCGGTGATCGGCGTCAGCGTGTTGGTCGAGAGATTGAAGATGTAGCCATTCCCGCCCGACGTGATGAACAGTTGATTAGCCTGTTGGCCATTCGAGCTGATCGTCGCGGGGTTCGTGTCGGCCGTCATGGTCGGGCTGTACGTCGTCACGGTGAAGGTGTGGCTGATCTCGTAGAGCGTGGCGACGGTCCCCTGCACGCCCACCGCAAACGTGCGCCCGTCCTGCGAGAACAGGCACGAGATAAAGTCCGCCGTGACGCTCGTCACCTGCGCGGTGAGGCCCGGCACCACGTACAGCGCCATCGTCGTGGCCCCGCCGCCCGCATCTCGCCCCAGCAGCCGCGCGGCGTAGTAATCGCCCACGCCCACGCCCTCGGCATACAGGTTGACCGCCCGCTCCGCGTCCACGTTCTTGGAGCGCACCGTGTAGGTCGGGCCGACCAGTCCCGTCCAGACGGCCATCTACTTTCCCGCCACCGTCCAATTGGTGCCGTCGTAATACGCGAGCACCGGATTGGTGCCGGCGCCCGTGATCGTCGCGCCCCAGACGATCGTCGTGCTGTCGCTCACGGCGTAGACCATGCCCTGCGTCGGAGACGCCGGGAGCGCCGCGACCGTCACCGGGATCAGACTCACCACGGGCTGCGGGAACGGAAAGGCAAACTGGCTCGTCGCCATCTCAGGCCCCCACGACGGCCACGGTGATCGTGCCGCCGCCGGTCACGTTCGAGCTGACGCGCCCGCGCACCGCGCCGAACACGCCCAGAAAATGAAACGCCTGCACCGCGCCGCCGCTGACTGCTGACACCGCAATCGCGCCGGCCGACGGACTGAGCGCGCTCCAGGTGCCGGGATAGGTCGGACTCGGCGCTTCTTCGAGCACGAGCGTCCCGCCGCTGATCGTCCCGGTGCCGATCACGTCGATCCGCAGCTGCGAGACCCCTTGCGGGACTTGGACGGCCGTGCCGGTGCCCGTCGTCACCTGCGCGAGTGTGTAGGTCGGAGCCAGAGTCGCCATCGTTCGTCCTCAGCGCGCCTGTGAGGCGGTCATTTGATCCGACAGGATGTTGTAGCCGCCCCCGAGACTCGGGATGAGCGCCGGATCGGTGCCGAGCAGCCCCGGCTTCTCGTTGGGCCGTTTCATCGTGGCAAAGGCCTCCGTCGCCAGCGTGGCCAGCGCCGGGGGCGGTTGCACCCCAAACGGCGTGCAGAGCTGCACGGCCAACTGGTAATGCAGCGCCTGCAGATACCCCGGCGGCCCGATGATGTCGGTATCGAGACTCGTCGGCACCGCCACGGCCTGCGGCGTGTAGAGCGCGATCGTCAGGTCTTGCGACACTTCGGGCCAGAAGAACAGCGTCCCGAAGGCGTCGACCATATCGACCTGGTAGAACGCCTGAATGGGATAGGCCGACGACTGACTCTTGATGGACAGATTCGCGTAGGCGTCCTGATCCATCAGGCCGATCGGCACTTCGACACCCGGACTCGTGGCTGGGATCAGGTAGTTGACCGTGTTGATCCGCATCGGGCGCGGGATGTTCACCGTCTGCCCGGGCCCGACCGACACCGAGCTCGATCCGCTGGTGAGCGTAAAGGTGGTGCGGAGCTGATAGGCGAACGTGAGGAAATCCGCCCCCCACGCGTCAATCATCCGGATGATCCACGAGAGCCCCGTCGCGCCCTGCGCGTTGCTCAGGGACTCCCCCGGCGCGAGGACGCCGATCTCCATCAGCGCGTCCTGCGTGATGCTCCGCACCGTGGCCACCTAGGCGACCGCCTTCTTGCGCCGCTTCGGCGCGTCCTCGTTCAGCACGCGCCCGGCTTGCACCTCCGACAGATCCGCCAGATCGCGCTGTAACCGCGCGAGCTTGGCCTGCCGATTCGCCTCCAGGACCATCTCGCGATCCTCGGGCGAGAGTTCCGCGAGCGCCCGCGCCACGCGCTCCTCCGCCGTCTCGGGCGTCATGACAGGCGGATGGTCGATCCAGTCCGGCCCGAGGGCCGCCAGCTCCTGCGGCGTGCGGATCGTGCGCTCCTGCCCCGTCTCCGCGTGCCACCGCAGCTTGGGATACGCGCGCGGGCGCGGCGGTGCCTGCGTGCGCGGGGGATCCGCGGACCAGAAGAACGTCGGGCGCGGATCGTCCTTCGTCGGCTGGAGCCGCAGATCGTGGAGCTGACGCGGGCGGAACGGCGAGCGGCCGTCCCCACCCGCGCCGAGCTGCTGGCTGATGAGCGCCTTGAGCGCTTCGAGTTGATCGGTCGAAAACTGCGAGAGATCCATCCCGCCTCCTAGCTCGTGACGCCTTTGATGACCGCGAAGGTGAAGACGGGCGCTTCGCTCGTCGTGCCTCCGGTCGTGAACTGCGTGATCTGACAGGATCCC